ATTACAATATAGCTAATGCGTCAGGAGCTTCTGTCCGTAGTGACTTAAATGCTGTGTTTAGTGCAATAAAAACATTAAATAGTGGTGGTAGTGATCCTTCTAACACAGAAGCATTTATGCCTTATGTTGATACCGCAGATAATAATAATTTAAAAATTAGAAATTCTGGCAATACTGGCTTCACTACTATCGGCCCTGTTAATACTGCAAACTTAGGATTATTGCCAAGAGCAGGTGGTACTATGACAGGTGAACTTCTAGGCAATGCTGGATCAGGATCACAGAGTCCAGCTTTTTCTTTTAGTGGAGACACAGATACAGGAATGTATCGTAGGTCATCAAATACAATAGGATTCACAACTGCTGGTACAGAAAGACTAATTATTGACTCTAATGGATTAACAATTAGATCACGAGGAGATGTAAGGTTTGGAGATTCAAATAGTAGTCATTTCGTGGCATTACAAGCACCAAGCACTATATCTACTAACTTCACTCTTACTCTCCCGGTAAATGACGGGAACAATGGAGAATTTTTGAAAACTGATGGATCAGGAAATTTATCGTTTGCATCAGCTACAACAAGTCTTAGTAATTTAAATGCAAGTAATTTAACTTCTGGCACGATTCCAAACGCAAGATTTCCGTCAACTTTGCCAGCCGTTAGTGGTGCAAATCTTACAAATTTAGATGCTAATGATTTATCATCAGGAACTCTACCATCTGCACGTTTCCCCTCAACTTTACCTGCCGTAAGTGGTGCTAACTTAACTAATATAAATGGAAGAGTAAAGGCTTTTGTTAATTTAAAAGGTACTGGAACTGTGTCTATAAGGCAATCTTTCAACGTAAGTTCAATAACTGATAATGAGAATGGTGGATATCAAGTTAATTTTTCTAGTAATATGAGTAGTTCAAATTACATAATTACACATTGCATAAGCCAAGATAATGCAACTCATGGTAGTCATGGAAATCTTTATATTCGCAATAGTACTATTAGTTCTTCTAGTTTTAAATCAAGAACTTTTAGAGATACAAACTCTGGAGAGACAATAGATAAAGTTATGGTTTCCTTTATGGTTATAGAGAACTAATATATAAGTAAAAACTATGGCGAACTCTGATAAAAGAATTGTTTATATGCAAGACAACGGAACTGTTGCGATAATAATTCCTGCTGATAATTGTGGATTAACAGTTGAGCAAATACAGGCTAAAGATGTTCCTGCTGATAAAACTTCGTATATAATAGATGCAACAGAAGTTCCGACTGACAGGAGTTTCAGAAACGCTTGGACTTATACGGAGTAATTTATGGGATTTGGTATAGACATGGCGAAAGCTAAAGAAATTCATAAAAATAAAATCAGAGAAGCAAGAACAGATAAGTTTAATGAACTTGATGTTGAATTTACAAAAGCACTTGAGAATGGATCAGATACAACTGAAATAAAAAATAAAAAACAAGCATTAAGAGATGCACCTGCTGATTCTGCAATAAACTCTGCTAATACTACAGATGAGCTTAAAGCTCAATGGAATACTTCTATTCTCGGCCCTTCACCTTATAACTAATGGCAATCGAACCAGGTACTTATAACTTTACTCTTCAAAGGAGGTCAGATCATACCATTCCTCTGGTATTTAAAGATGGCAATAATAATGCCATAAATTTAACGGGATTTACTGTTGCAGCACAGGTTTGGGAAGAAACACGCACCACAAAGTTTGCTGACTTCTCTGTTGCTTACACAGATAGAGTTGCTGGATCGGTAAGTATAACTTTGACAGACGCACAGACAGCAACTTTTACACCAGAAATCTTAAAATATGATGTGTTATTAATTGATGCAGGTGGTAACAGGGAATATTATTTAGAGGGTACAATATTTATGAGTGAAGGTTACACAACTGCATGACCTCAGTAAACATTACCACTGATAAGAATACTGTCACCGTAAATGGTGATACGAATGTTGTAACTGTTGCAACTCAAGGACCACAGGGGCCAGCTTTTGCAGCCACAGGTACTTCCTTAAATGACTCTAATAAAGTCAATAATTCAGTAGTGTATTTTGATTCAACTAGTGGTACATTTAAGGCAGATCAAACTCGCACCGTTGAAAATTTGGTCGATGGTGGAAATTACTGAAACTAACTCATTATGGCAAACACCTTAAGAATAAAAAGATCTACTGGGTCGTCAGCACCCACATCATTAGCCAATGCGGAACTAGCTTTTACTGAGGGAACTGAAACCCTGTTTATTGGTAAAGGTACTGGAGGTGCTGGAGGATCAGCGACCAGTGTTATAAAAATTGGTGGTAAGGGTGGTTTCTTTGATAAAGATACAGTTCAAAATGCTAATAAAGTATTATCAGGACCTACTACAGGAAGTGACGCTGCTCCTACATTTAGAGCTTTAGTTTCAGATGATATACCCTCTCTTGCTCATACGAAAATTAGTGATTTTGATGCGGGAGTAAGAACAAACACCTTGTCTCAGATGGCTGCTCCTACTGGTGCAGTTTCAATGAACTCCCAAAAGATTACAGGATTAGCAGATCCTACGGGTGATAATGATGCAGCAAATAAAGGCTATGTAGATGGAGTCGCTCAAGGTTTAGATGTCAAGGATTCCGTGGTCGCTACAACTACTGCAAATGGTACGTTATCCACTGCGTTTGCCAATGGTCAGTCAATTGATGGTGTAACTTTACAGACTGGTGATCGAATATTAATTAAAAACCAGACTACTGCATCACAAAATGGTATTTATAACGTAAATGCTTCTGGAGCACCATCTCGTACCACAGATATGGCTACGGGTGCTAATGCTGCTGGTG